GCACTACAAACTTATTAACAGATGAAGTAGGGATTAAAGAACTCGATTCATTATATTATGATATTTTTGATTATAATACAAAATCGTGGAGTAAAAGAAGTAAAAAAATGAAAATGAAATATAATAAAGATTTAATTTTGTTTTATCAAATTTTTACGGGTAAACAAGTAAAACCTGCTGAAATTAAATCATTTCACGATATTGAATTACTTGATATGAGCACTCTTGAACAATGTAACGATGTTAGATTTATGCAAGACATATTAGTAAAAAAGAATGATGTATTGATTCAACAATATATACAAAAAATTAATATGATTGAAGAGACTACTAAAAAATATAAATCCAAATTAATAGGCATACTAAAAGAATTATTTGTAATTAAATTAACTGATAATGAAACTACATATACGATTAATCCGGATTTAACATTGGACCATATAATAAATATAGAAACAGAAACGAGGGATACTATATTAAACTTATATACATCTTGTGAAAAATATTTTATTCAAGGACTTATTATTTTTGAAAAAATATATGATGAACAAGTTAAAACATTAAATGTAGAACGACTCAATTATATAGACAAAATAAAAACTCCTCCGCCTGAAGTAATAGAACAAACACCTGAACCCGTATTTATGCCAGAAGAAATGGAAATAAAACCAATCGAAGAACCAATCGAAGAATCAAATGAAGAAGGTTCTTTTGAAGAACCAACGTTTATAGATTCATCTGGAGAAATAGTTCAAAACGAACAACCAATAGGAACATATAATCCATTACAAATGGGTCAATCATATACTCCTCCAATCCAACCTTATAGTCAAACGTATACTCCTCAAATGGGACAACCGTATGGTCAAACGAGTCAACCTTATGGTCAAATGAGTCAACAGTATGGTCAAATGGGACAACCGTATGGTCAAATGGGACAACAGTACGCTCCTCCAATGCAATCTTATAGTCAAACGTATACTCCTCCAATGCAACCTTATGGTCAAATGTATACTACTCCAATGCAACCTTATGGTCAAATGGGACAACCTGTAATGGGACAACCTGTAATGGGACAACCATTTGTCCAATCAATGCCTCAGATAAAAGAACAAAAGGCGAATGAACCTAAATTAGTGATAGAAAGCATTACTAATAAAGATGATACTACTAAAAAACAATCAGAAACAACTGACCAAGGAACGACCGAACAAGGAATGACCGACCAAGGAACGACCGAACAAGGAACGAGTGAACAAGTAAAGAGTGACCAAGGAACTACTGAAGAAGTAAAGACTGAACAAGGAACTACTGAAGAAGTAAAGACTGAACAAGGAACGACTGACCAAGGAACTACTGAAGAAGTAAAGACTGAAGAAGTAAAGACTGAAGAAGTAAAGACTGACCAAGGAACGACTGAACAAGGAACAACTAAAGAAGAAATTGTAAGCACACCTGAACCAAAATCAACCTCTATATTTGGAAATTTATTTAAAACAAATCCTAAACCGCCATCGAATACTGCGCCATCCAATACTGCGCCATCCAATACTGCGCCATCCAATACTGCGTCATCGAATGCTGCGCCAAAGAATGCAGTAACATCCAATGCAGTAACAACGAATCCTGCGCCATCCAATGCTGCACCATCCAATGCAGTAACAACCAAATAAATTAAATATTAATACTGTCTAAAAACTCAGTATCATATACAAATTTACCGCTTGGTTTAAATTGAGTTTGTATAGGTTTTATTTCTTTTTTAGGTTCATTAAATCTAACAATATTCTTTTCTTTTTGTATTGTTTCACCCATAGAGTCTATTGCTATTCCAGTTTTTTTTTTATATTCATCCCTAACATAAGATGGTATCCAATGATTCCAACTAATAAACAATAAGTTTGGATGAATATATCTAGTTAAAAATCCATTATTTTGTAAGGAATCTATTACAAATAGCAAACAATCACTTAAATTATAATTAGGAAACCCTATTAATACTTCGGGCATTATATATGAACAAAAATTATCACAATTTCTCAATCTAGACATCATTTTAATTTTATTATGAATTTTTAATAATAATTTATTATAAATTTCAAGTCTATTTAAATCATTCTTTTTTTTTGTTTCGTATAAATCATCTATATTTAAGCGTAATTTGTCTGCCATTTAATATCATAAAAGATTATAATTATTCGCTCATAACTGAATTAATAAATATATCAAACGTTTTCTCATCAAACTCTGCATCATAAATATATTTTTTATCATTTTTTATTAACACTATTGTAGGATATTCTGTAATATTATATTTATCAGCAGTTTGTGTATATTTATCACAATCTATTTCAGTAAAGTTTATTGCATATAAATCATTTTTATATCCCTCTTTTTTTAAGTTCCATTGGTCCATTGTTTTTTTTGAATGCGGGCACCAAGATACATAAAATAATATTAATGACCCTTCTTTTACGGATGCTTTTGATTTATATTCATTATTAGCAATAAATTTAGTTGGGTCGGTCGTAATATATTTTGTATACATAAGATAAGATATAGTGCTAAATATAATTAGTCCGACAACATACATTAACCAGTGCATTAAATATTAATAATATAAATAATAAATGAATTAAACCTAAATATAATAATATATAAATGATTGTTAAAGAGTTTAATACAAATAATTACATATTTATTGATAAAAATAAATATGTAAATGTAAAACATTATTATGAGGAACTGATTAAAATTAAATTTAATAAAAAACAACATTCCCATAATATTATAAATGAGTTAAAGACGAAGATTAATATTCGATAATTTATTATCTCATTAAAAATTATGACAACATACACAAACGAAGATTATAAAAGTGGAGAAGGTATGTTAACAACTGTATGGGGTCCTAGTTTATGGCACTTTTTACACATAATGAGTTTTAATTATCCAAATGAACCAACTAATGACCAAAAACATTATTATATGAACTTTATTTATAGTTTAGAAAATATACTTCCGTGCAAGTATTGTCGTATTAATTTAAAAAAGAATTTTAAAGTGCTTCCATTGCGTATTTCTAATATGAAAGATAGATATACATTTTCTAAATATATTTATGATTTACACGAACATATTAATAAAATGCTTAATAAAAAATCAGGTCTTACATATGACTCTGTTAAAGAAAGATATGAACATTTTAGAGCAAGATGCAATATAAAAGAAAAACCTAAACCGGTTAAAATAAAAGAAAAGGGTTGCACTGAACCATTATATGGAAAAAAATCTAAATGTATTATTAAAATAGTGCCGCAAACAAGAAAATGTAATACGTTTCAAATGGATGACAGTTGTAAAAAGAAAAGATTAAAAACGGCTAAAATCATTTAATACTGGAACCGGCATATAATTATCTATGGAAGGCGACCTATAATTTGGGACCTTTTTACATTCAAATGCTGGTTCAGGGCATCTTTCACACGCAGGACACGCCGGACACTCTTTTGTATCAGTTGTTTTTTGTTGATTTAATTTAGTTATTGAACCTTTTAAATCATTAATCATTCCTAATGTTTGGTTATCTGGTCCTTGCGAATATGGCGCTTGACTGGTTGAACCCGCCGATGCTGGCGTAGAGACTGCTAAAGAACCACCGCCACCTGCAGTTGCGGTTTGACTATTTGAACCTCCTCCGCCAAATGAACCAAACATAATACTGTTATTTCCTAATAAGTTATTAAACTTGCTCTCTTCTTTTGTGGATTCTGATTGAGACATATCCTGATTTACAGAGTTATCTTGATTTATATTTTGACTCTGAGATGATTGTTGGTTTATATCTGTAACATTTTGATTAATTTGAGTTTTGTTTTGTTCAGAATTATCCGTGATTTTATTTAGAATGCTATTATCATTATCATTATTATCTCCTTTACTTGCATCTTTATTTCCTATATTAAGTCCGCTCCAACCTTTAGACCCTTTAGAGTCTTTAGAGTCAGAACCTTTAGAGTCTGAACCCTCGAAATCATAATAAGGGCAAGTCGGGCATACTGGAGGAATAATTTGTGATTTTAATGCCCAATAATCACTATCGTGTTCATCATCAGATAATGAACCGCTACACTTTGGAACATCATCCATTCCTTCTTTAAATGCATATAAATTAAAAGTTCCTAATATAGCAAATAATATAGTTACGGCAATTAATATTATGATTAATACTTTTACTTTATTTAATAATTTCATATATTTTATTAAGAAAATAATATAATATATAAATGGCGAAAATGGGTAAATCTTCTGGTAACGGTGGAATTATGGGTTCTGGTATTTTTGGATTTTTTGGAACTACTATACAATGTCCTGCGTCGGATACATCTTATTATTGCACTTTTATGAAAATATTTAATGTAATAATGGTTTTAGGTGTTATATTATTTATATTATATACGATATACAGTTTTGTAATGCCTAATTATTTTAGAAAGAGGGGGCGATAAGCGAGTGACTAAGCGTAGCGAGTGACTAAGCGTAGCGACTGACTAAGCGTTTATGCACCACATACTGTGCACTCTTCTGGAACTATAGTAAACTGTTGTGCGTGATGTTTCGCCTTTCTTCTTAAATAATACATACCTGTTTTTAGTCCGCATTTCCACGAATATATATGCATACTTGTTAAAATCTTATAATTGGGTTCTTCTATCCATAGATTCATTGATTGACTCTGACATATAAATGCTCCTCTATCTCTCGCCATATTAATGATATGTTTCATTGGTATTTCCCATACTATCTTATACTTCTTTTTAATATAATCTGGTATCTCTGCTATATTTTGAACAGACCCTTTATTTTCAATAATCTTATCCTTAATCTTTGTATTCCAAATATTTAGTGTGACCAATTCTTTCATTAAATGTTTATTAATCACTACAAACTCGCCCGCTAACGTTCGCCGAGTATATATATTACTCGTAAATGGTTCAAAACATTCATTATTCGATAAGATTTGACTTGTTGAAGCAGTCGGCATTGGCGCAATGCACAATGAATTTTTAACACCGTGTAATAGAATATTTTCTCTTAATTGGGTCCAATCATACCTATCTGTCGGAGTAATATTCCACATATCAAATTGAAAAATGCCTTTAGACAAAGGAGAACCCATATAGGTTTCATAGGGCAAACTCCCTCTTGCTAATTCCATACTTTTTTCGAGTGCGGCATAATACATTGTTTCAAAAATGAGTTTATTCACTTCAATCGCTTCACTGCTTTCAAATGGAAGATTCATTAAAGCAAATGTATCTGCTAAACCTTGAACGCCAATGCCAATCGGACGATTACGTTTATTACTATTTTCGGTTTTATCTGTTGGATAATAATTTACATCTATAATTTTATTTAGATTCTCTGTTAATATTTGGGTTACTCTAAACAATTTAGAATAATTAAATATAGAATCTTCTACCATTGAAGAGAGAGATATACTCGCCAAATTACATACAGCAGATTCATTCGAATCGCTATATTCTACAATTTCACAGCATAAATTGGATGACTTAATTGTCCCTAAATTCTTTTGATTACTTTTCGTATTACACGCATCCTTGTATAACATATAAGGTGTTCCGGTTTCCATTTGACTGTCCAATATTTTAAACCATAACTCTCTCGCTGGAATCTTTTTAATATATCTGTTAATAGAAACATACCGCTCATACAATGTCTTAAACTCATCGCCATATACATCCGATAATCCCTTTGAAATATTGGGGCACATCAAATACCAGTCTTCATTCTTTTCTACCTTTTCCATAAACAAATCTGGAATCCATAATGCATAAAATAAATCCTTCGCTTTCATTTCTTCATCTCCGTGATTTTTACGCAAATCCAAAAACGCCTCAATATCAGCGTGCCACGGTTCCAAATAAATTGCAAAACTACCGTTTCTTTTTCCGCCACCTTGATCCACATATCGCGCAGTATTATTAAAAACCTTTAGCATAGGAACGATGCCATTTGATATTCCATTCGTCCCTTGAATAGGACTTCCTTGCGCGCGAACATTATGAATATGTAAACCAATACCACCCGCCCATTTGGAAATATTTGCGCAGTCCTTTAACGTATTAAATATTCCATCAATGCTATCGCTTTCCATACCCAATAAAAAACAAGAACTTAATTGAGGTCGGTTTGTCCCCGCGTTATATAGTGTGGGCGTTGCGTGAATAAACTCCTTTGTGCTTAATCCATTATAGGTTTCCCTAATTTTTTCTAGATTGGGGGCGTGTATTTGTATTGCTACGCGCATCCACAAATGCTGAATACGTTCAACTACTTTGCCGTTACTTTTAATAAGATATGCTCGCTCCAACGTTTTAAATCCAAAATAATCAATCAAATAATCCCTCGAATAATCCATAATAGATTCAATATATTCGTGATTAAGTAAAATGAAATTATAATAATCGACCGATAAATATCCAGGTTGAACACGTTCAATGCAACCCATTATAGTTTGTGGCGTCTCTTTATGATGATTCGATATGCATAATTTATTTGCCAACGTTGAATAATCATAATGGTGTGAACCTAATGACGCGCACAATTCCGCCATCAATTCATCTATTTTACAAGTAGGAATATTATCATATAATTGGTCCATAATCTTTAAAACAAGATTGCTATAATGAATATTTATTTCTGGTGCAAGTTGCTTTAAACGTATAATAATTTTATTATAGGATAGTTCTTCAATGGAACCATTCCGTTTAATAACATTCATTATTAAGTATTATCCATTTTGTTTATATTTATTTTATTATTTCTTTTACGAGGTGCTCTTGCGCTATAATCACCCAATCTCTCTACACAAATGGTTTGCCAAATATCGGTTAAGTGAGTTATTGCGTATTTAAACCACTCGCGCTTTCTTTTAATTAATACGCACGAATATATATTTAATTTCCAATACACATTTTTAATCCATTCGCCTTCATTATGCATATTGGCGTCTAACCACGCATTAATATTATCTTCGGATGTAATATCAAATGGCATATAATAATATTTATATTCTCCGTTACAAACATACACCATAATTACACCCTTTCTCTCTTCGGACATATCATTTATAAAATCATTATAACTATCAAACTCTGTAAACTTGGTTTCCACAAAATCACATTCATTTAAATCACATACCTCCATTTGTAATAGGGTTTGTATATAATAATCCAATTTTGGTATTCCATTTATATCTCGCGACACTACATTTTTAATCTCAATCATCCGTCCAAAATTATTTTTTCCAACAACAATACCATCGGGTGACGCAGCCAAAAACGAATACTCGTTATGTTCAATACATCCAAAATCTTGAATTTTAGTTTGGTTTATATCTTCATACAGCATACGCGTCAAGGGTTCATATTTGTGCCCCCAAGTCATTGCAGTTTCAGATAAATTAATATTCCTTGACTCTGGATTATACTCTGCGATTGGTTTGCATTTTTCAAAAATTAATTGATTTTTACTTGATTGTGTGCCAAATGCTTTCCACGCATTACTCGCAGTAATATGTGAATGTCTAAATGTATACCATTCTGGCGTATGCTGTCCCGGTTGCGGTTTATTTTCCAAGTATTTAATATGTTCCTCTGTAACAATTTCTGTGCTAGGATAACTCGGGCAACACCTTTCTAAACTTAAATTACGAAGACAATCTTTTACCTCTTGTTCAGTAACATCCTTATATACATTTTCTTTTTTTAATAACTTTGTCACAAGTTCTTCGTAATTTGGAGACACTATATATTCGGGGTGTTCATTTACAATAGTCGAAACAATAATATTCATTTCAATATATATAATATTATGTTTATATAGGTTGAATAATCTTTTTAGTTTTTTTACGATTTGATACTTCAGCGCTGATTGTAAATCGTCGAGTCTCTGGATTGAAATTAAGTCCTCCAACTTGCTCGATAAGCCCTTCATCTTGGTTATAAGTTAATTCATTATTCTTACTCAATTTTTTACGCTCCATTGTAATGGTAAAAAAACGCGTCGCAGTTGCCATTTCTTCGTCTGTTAAATTATATTCGGGTTTTAATACATTCGTAACATAATTTTTAATCTTTTTTGTTTTTTCAGTCTTGGTCAGTTTAGACCAAATACCTTTTTTATTATTTTCAATATCCATATTCAAAAAATTATTAATTGCCTCTTCACTCGTATCTACGGTGCTTTCAATATTGGTTCCGGTTGAAATAAGGGTGCGATATTTTAAACTATTAAATTCTTTACATTGTTCTGCCATTTAAATATAATATAAAAATATGTTTAACCTTTTTATAATGAAACATATAATTTTTAATGACCCACAATCAAAAAAGAAAGTTTTTGATATAGATATTGACCAATTTTCAGTTATTGAACAACTTTATAATAAAGGCACTCATAAAGAGTTTGAAGAAGAAATTAAAAAAAAATTACAAGCATATAAATCGCAAGACAAAATTAAACACAAATTCAATGAAGAATTGATAATTACTTATGACCAAATTATAACCAAACTATATGAATCCAAATTAAAATGTTATTACTGTTTGGGCGATATGGTTATATTATATAATAAAAAAAGACAAAATACTCAATGGACATTAGAGAGATTAAATAACAATATTGGTCATTATGATTCAAACACTTGTATATCTTGTTTAAAGTGTAATTTACAACGTAGAACTGACAATTATGAATATTTTAAACAAGGAAAACAAATAAAAATTAATATAATTAAATAAAAACTTAAAAGTATAAATGCCTAAGATATTAAATGGTATGTGAAAGTCAAAATGAATTATTATTACATAAACTAATGCTATTCTATAATAATTCTGATAATTTAACCCGTATGCTTAGTATTATAAATGGTGAGTCTAAAATTTCACTTCGAATCGTAGATTGGTTTTCGACTAATTACGCCAAAAAGTTCTTCACCATTTATGAAACCGATGCGTGTTCACGTTTTAGAGTATATAATGATTATAAACTTAAATTAAAGGCATATTCAAAACGACGATTTGACCCATTCTGTAGGTGGGACCGGATTAAAGTTCCGTTTGGTGACAAACAATTTAGCATTGAAACCACTATAGGACAGTTAAATTTCTTTAAATGGGCGATTGAAAATAAAATTATACATTTCATTGAACATAATTATGAGTTAATCGAAAATGATATGAATTCAAACAATAGTATTTCTAAAGCAAAAAAGCATAACGATTCAGTAGGCAAAACTAGAAAAAGGAGAGAAGAATTATCAAAGTCAGCGGCAAAATGTTTAAAAAAGGAAAAAATTGATGTTGTAGTAAAATTTGATTAAAAAATTAATACTATAATTATAAATGGGTAATATTTATTCTTCATATTCGTCATATGACTTTGATGTAATTTCAAATAAAATTATATCAGAGTATGATATGGTTTTAATTAATACATTGCCCGATACGCAACAGGGGTGTTTGATTAAAACTACAATAAAGGCAACCAAAGAAACCGAATACATAAACGAATTATACAAAATAAATAAAAAAAAGGAAATCATTATATATGGTAAAAATCATAGAGATTTAAAAATAATTGAAAAATACAATCAATTAAAAAAATTGGGGTTTACTAATGTTCATATTTATTTTGGAGGATTATTCGAGTGGTTGTTATTAAAAGAATATTATGGTGAAATTAATTTTCCAATTGACGGTAAAATGGGGGAAATATCTCAGTATAAATAATTTTTCACAGTATAAATAAAATTGAATTGATTCAAACTAAATGGTAGAGAGACATCACAGTTACAAAATGGACGCCTTCCGCCAACAGAAACTCACCCGCTCCGAATGGAACAGCATTGAAAAACCAGTCGATGAAAAGGAAAAAACTATCCTTAAATTGATTAAAAATGGTTTGACCGAACGCGGTAAAGTATATTTGTTTAATACGATTAATGATGTGGTTCATTTGGACCACGCCGAAAAGGATTATTACATTTACATTCATTTGTTGAAAGAACTTATTGACCCAATTATTCAATCATATGGACTTGCGTCAATACCCATTGTGGCACCCAAAAAAAAATTAAATGCGGGTGACACAATTCGTTTATCCAACCAAAAGAAGAAATTGACCGAAAATATAGAAACCACTATAATACAATTACTCACGCTATTCTTCAAAGAAAGTCAAAAAAAGAGGAGCGAATTATACCTTTATAATATATGTTATTTGGTTAACACATATACTATAAATAAATACCTTGGACTCATTATAACTGACTTTATTGAAAAATACAACCCTAAAATGGATATTATTAATTTCTTTGAAAACGTTGATAGATTTATTGAAACAAATCCTATATTCGATTATAAACCATTGGAACTATACGACCACCAAGCGCAAGTGTTTGACATATTTAAAGCGCAACCAACCGACCCAACTCTTATATTTTACCGTGCTCCGACCAGTTCAGGTAAAACGCAAACGCCGCTTGGTCTATGCAGTCACTATAGAGTAATCTTTATGTGTGCGTCGCGCCACATCGGAATCAGTTTGGGAAAAAATGCGGTGAATGCGGGCGTAAAGGTGGGGTTTGCACTTGGATGCGAAACGGCGGATGATGTGCGTTTACACTTTTCTGCAGTCAATACGTATAAAACATATACTCGCCCCGATAAATCTGTTGGAAACAAACCCGACCATACAAACGGACTTAAAGTCGAAATGCTGATTTGCGACATACAATCTTACGAAATCGCAATGCTATATATGACATCATTCTTCGATATCAATACGATTATTACTGTTATGGATGAACCTACTATTACAATGGATTATTCCGAGCACGAACTACATCAGCATATTTCTAAAATCTGGGAGGTTAATGTAATTAAACATATTATATTTTCGTCAGCAACCTTGCCAAATGAGGAAGAACTGTTGCCAATGATTGAGAAGTTCAAGACTCGGTTTGTAGGCGCCAAGGTTCATTATATCGAAACAATTGATGAAACTACTAATATTTCGCTGTTGGATAATTCAGGAAATGTAATTATGCCGCATACCATTTTCAAGGAACCGGAACAATTATCGCAATTCATTGAAGTAAACGGAAAAAGTCATTTTAAGTTTCTGAGTGTCGTGGAATGCTCTATATTCATTATGTATGTTTGCAAAAATGTATTTAAAAATATTAAAATGATTTCGGAATATTTTAAAACTGTAGACAAAATCAATACGCAATCAATTCGTAATTATTATTACTATATTATTAAAAAAATAAAGAAGGATGAACTCGACTTTATTATACAATCCTATTCTAGTTTCCGAGAACTCAAATCGTTTGATGTTGGCATTGACATTACTACAAAAAATAGTTATACACTGACTTATGGACCAACCATATTTCTATGCAGAGATATACAAGTATGGGTTGATTATTTTATAAAAAATAGCGGTATTCACTTTTCAATCTACGACCAACTCGAAAAATCAATATCATTCAATAACGACCTCTTTGATAAAATCTCAAAAAAAAGAATGATGCTCGAAGATAGAACCGCCAAAGACCAAGACAATGAAAATAAAATGAAGGACCAACGATTTGACCCAGAAACAAAGCGACTTATTAGCGAGATTGAGGCATTGGAGCGAACATTCAAACCGCTTAAACTCAATAATGTTGACATACCAAATACTCGCGAACACTTTATGCGTTGGACTAATAAAAAATACGAGGACTCTAATGCGTTTACAAGCAATATAGACGCAGACTATGTGAAACGGATTATGAGTTTAACGATTGACAGTAAGCATAAAATTCTGTTGTTGATGGGTATTGGCATATTTAACCCGGAAGAAAAAATGGGGGATTATAATGATATTATGAAAGAGTTAGCAGAACAAAAATATCTAATGTGTATTATTGCGAGCAGTGATTACATTTACGGAACAAATTATCAGTTCTGTCACGCATATTTGACAGAAGATATGACCGAATATATGACACAAGAAAAAATTATTCAAGCAATCGGGCGGGTGGGTCGTCGTGATAAAAATAAAAAGTTCACATTTAGGTTTAAAAATGATGAAATGGTTCAAAAACTATTTATTAAAAATAATACAGTTGAAAGTGACAATATGAATAGATTGTTCTTTTAAATTAAATATAATATTTATATAGAATATTTTTATTTGAAACGTTTATATGTTAAAATAATTTAAACAAAAATTATAAATACTTATAATGGAAATTGAGAAATTTATCACTATTGGTTATACTAAATATGCCGATATGCTTATTATGGAAATAACCGTAAATCACGCATTACCTACTCAATTACAATGGACTTTTGCACTAGAAGACATCAAATCAAATTTTGATAATGTAGCAAAATCCAATATTAAGTTTGGGTTTATTTTTGATATAACTAAGATTGGTTTAATATCAATTTCCTATATTAAAGAGTTTATTCAAATTGTTGAATCTTATTCAGGTTTGCTTGAATCTAAACTATACGGAACTTCCGCTATTGCGCAAGGAAGTATTATTAAGCACATTTTTGATTTGATTAATTTGTTCTATAAAACAAAAAAACCGCTTAAAATAGTTGATAATAGAGATAATGCATTATTATTTATGAAAGAGTGTAAAGATTAAATGCCCATAATGCCCGCCATATAGGCGAGTGGGTCATAGGCGGGTGTAAAATATTCAAGTTGTTCTATTTTGTCAAATACAATCTGTGCCGATTCGCGCGTAAGACAACCGAGCGTTTGTTTTGCGATCTTGTCTGTTGGTCCAAACCCAAATGCACCGGGCAAATATTCTGCGCCCATACAATTTGCACACATAAGCGGAATTGCGGCTGACTCATAATATTGTGGTGCGAGATTTTTTGATTTTGCGATTACCCTATAATCTTCCAATTTATTGAGTCCGCGCTGATAATTTTCATCTTTTAAGAATGAAGTGAATAGTTGAATATCAATAATACTATTCCCTTCATTTACACGCAATCCATATTCTGGAGGGGGTCTTGATACGACGAACATTCCGGTTGATGCCAGCATATATTGATATATTTTTGGGTGAGTCATTTCATAAAACGGACTAAACGGGTTTACTTTTTTTGGGTTTGGAAACAATACATATCGTGTAATATCAATCGACATATTACGAACTTTTGCTTTGGCGTTTTTTGCATTTTCAATAAAACCATTCCATACTCCCGGCATTTTAATCAATTTGC